TCAACGAAATTCCAATGGGAGACCTTCAAAAGATTGATACATTTGCTGATAAGCAATTAAAACCAGTGGATGTGGTTCTAACTGGTAAACATTTCTTCGATAGATTAAATGACCCAAGAAACGGAAAAGAAGTAACAAACGCTGAGTTGATTGGTTTCTTTAAAAGATTGGGTAAAAAGAAAAAAGAATTTGTAAACTTCCTTAATCAATATAATCAGATTGTAGCAAAGGATAATAGAACTAATATTAATATTCCATTTATGAAACAAGCGAATAAAGTAATCGCTAAAACCATAATGAGAAAAGATGACTTTAAAACATCAGACCCGGAATATAAATTTGAAAAATTAGAAAAGGAAAAGTTGAAATACAATGAGCCATACGCTTTAAGTGGTGGTATCTCTGAATCAACTAATAAAAAATAATAGGATTATTATGATTAAGTTAACCGATTTATTATCAGAAATTGGAGATGGTTCTTCTAAACCATACAAATGGAAAGCTCTTTCAAAGAGTAAGATGAAAATAGGAAAAGGACATTCTTACTTCTATAAATTCACCACAGACAATGGAATAGAGTATGATGCTGAATTCTACTACTCGGTTATTGATGGTAAAAAAGGAAAATTACTTTATCTATTTGAATTTGCACCATCGGATGCTTTTGATGGCGGTGATGATGGTAACCCACTGGTTACCGGTGAAGGTGCACCACTTCGTATAATGTCTACTATCGTTCAGATTCTAAAAGACTTTATCGGTAAAAACCCAACAGCTGCCATTGAATACTCAGCAGGAAAGAATTTTAGCGGAGATACAAGACGTGCTAAACTTTATATGGCTTATATAAAGAGGTTACTACCTTCTAATTATAAAGTTAGACCCAAGGGAGATGATGTTCTTATTCAACCTAAATAATTAACAAATAAAACCTATTATGATAAGATTAAAAAAATTACTAAGTGAAGTTCTTCTAAATGAAGGTGGTGCATATGGGCATATGAATCACCCATTCGATACCGAAATCAATTTAACTTTTGGTCAACTTAAAGATATTGTAAATAAAGCATTAGAAGGAAACTTAGATTTAGCAAGAGAAAAAACCGATGGACAGGCATTAGCTGTAAGTTGGAGAGATGGTAGATTAGTTGCTGCGAGAAACAAAGGACACTTAAAGAACAAAGGTGAAAACGCTTTGGATATAAAAGGTGTAGCTACTAAGTTTGCTGGTAGAGGTGAATTAGAAAAGGCATATAACTTTGCTATGAATGATTTATCAAAAGCAATCAAATCACTTTCTGAAAAACAAAGAGATAAAATCTTTAAAGGTGGAAGTTGTTTTATGAACTTAGAAGTAATATACCCAACTTCAGTAAATGTAATACCTTATGGACAAGCACTATTGGTATTTCATGGTACTATGGAATTTAATGAAGATGGTGTAGCAATTGGTGAAAATCAAAATGCGGCTAAGATACTTGCTGGAATGATTAAACAAGTAAATCAAGATGTACAATCAGCATATACAATATCAGGTCCTCCAATTAATCAATTACCTAAGAGTAAAGATTTAACTTCTCTGAAGGGTAAATACAATTCTAAAATATCAAAATTACAATCTAAATACAAATTAAAAGATACTGATGGAATTGCTGATTATCATCAAGCCTTTTGGATGGATTTCGTAACTAAAAAATCACCAACAAAATTAGATAATAGAACTCTAATGGGATTGGTAAAAAGATGGGCATTCTATGATAAGAGTTTCCGTTTAGACAAGAAGAATTTTAGTGATGAGAAAACTTTAGAATGGGCAAAGGGAATTGATAAGAATGACCATGCTAAGATTGCTAAAGATAACATCAGACCATTTGAAGATATCTTCTTAGGTGTAGGTGCAGATATTCTATCTTTTATGAGTTCAGTACTTGCAGCTAACCCTGATAAAGCAGTTAGGGATATGAAGAAGAGATTGGATAAAACTATCAAAGATGTTCAAAAGAGTGGCGATGAAAAGAAAATCAACAAACTTAAATTGGAACTACAAAGATTGAACGCAATCGGTGGTAAAGATAAGATTGTTCCTAATGAGGGTATTGTATTTGTATACAATGGAAAGACTTTCAAACTGACTGGAACCTTCGCTCCTCTTAATCAGATATTGGGATTATTTTACGAATAGTATAAATTACAATACTTATATATATATATGAATATATAAGATAGTTATGGCAGATAAAAAATTTGAAAGAAAGTTCATGCACCCAACTCGTAGAAAGTTGGTTGATATGGTTCATACTGGTGAGTATCAAAAAGATACTAAAATTTCTCTATCCGATGTAAAAGAAGAAACCAAACGTAATGTTGGTGATAAGTGGGAAGAAGATGGAGTAGTTTGGGAAGAAAAATCATATGGTAGAGTAAAGCAATCAAAGGCATCATCTGAACTTTCAAAGGTAAGAAAGTATTTAGAGAAAACATCGGAATGTAAATCAGATACTTGTAAAAAGAATAAGTACGGACCAACCGATAAGACTCTAATCAAAAAATCAGGATATTGTTCGGTGTGTTTAGCTGAGAAAGAACAAATCATCAAAACAGATGGATTGTGGGAAGCTTATAATGAATATAAAGTTTATTCTAATATGGCTGTATATGGTACTGAGGTATTATATAAATGGACTGAGGCATTAGGTGAAGTCAATAACATACATACTTTTGTAAATGAAGATGGTTCAGTTGAAAAGTGGGTACAAAATGTAGATACCGATTTTTTAAGAGAACAATTGGAAGGTGATATCGAAAAGGGTAAGAAAGAATTATTAGAGGTTATTGAAAAGAGAAACGCAGCATATGAACTATTAAAAGATAAAAACTACGAATTAGTACAACCTTTATAAGATGAATAGTAATACAAAAATATATTTAATATTGATTGTTATCTTAGGATTTGTAGGATACAATCTAATGGTAATGCATGATATCCAAACGGATGTTGCTGCATTTGATGAAAAGATTGAAATGATTCAAAGTGATATTGATTCAATCGCAATAGCCAACGATGAGTTGGATTCCAAAATAGAATCGTTACATTCAGAAATAGAACTAATTGATAGTGATATCAACAAAGTACAAAATAACATCACTACAATAAAAAACAAAACGAATGAAAAAGTCAATAATGTTGATGTTCTTACTTTCGATGAGCTTATCCAGTTTTTCACAAACCGTTACCAAAAGGGACTCGGTGGTGAAACTAAAAGTTCCGATAGTAAGGATGGTAATTAAAGATTTAGTTACCTTTGATGGTTTAAAATTAGAACTGATAGAAACTAAAGACTTACTAAGATTATCACATGATAAACTTGTGTTAAAGGATAGTGTTATTACTAATTTAAATGGTAAGGTTCTTAATTTAGAAGGTATTATTCAAAAAAAGGATGAACAATTCGGTTTAGAGAGTGAAAAATCTAAACAATTACTAAAAGAACTAAAAAGGCAAAAACGAAATACCTTCTTATGGAAATTGGGAACAATTGGTGGTGTGGTACTTAGTTTGTTCTTTGCCGCTGGTGGATAATTTATGGCTAAACAAAGACAATCTTTAAAAGCAATTATAGCTCAGGAGTATCAGAAATGTGCTTCTGACCCAATATACTTTATGAAGAAGTATTGTATGATTCAACATCCGGTGAGAGGAAAAATTCCTTTTCACCTTTTTCCGTTTCAAGAGGAAACATTAGTTGACTTTAAAGACCATCGTTACAATATCATTCTTAAATCCAGACAAACTGGTATCTCAACACTAACCGCAGGATTCTCTTTGTGGAAAATGTTATTCAATCAAGATTACAATGTATTGGTAATTGCAACTAAGCAAGAGGTAGCCAAAAACTTGGTAACAAAAGTAAGGGTAATGAATCAGTACTTACCATCTTGGTTAAAGTTGGAAACTGTTGAAGATAACAAACTATCATTACGATATGCAAATGGTTCTCAAATTAAAGCAACTTCTGCTGCTGGTGATGCTGGTCGTTCGGAAGCACTATCTTTATTGGTGTTTGATGAGGCAGCATTTATCGATAAGATTGAAGAGATATGGGTATCAGCTCAATCTACATTATCAACGGGGGGTTCGGCAATTATCCTTTCTACTCCAAATGGTGTGGGTAACTTTTTCCACAAAACTTGGGTGGGTTCTGAAGAAGGTTCAAATGGATTCAACAATATCAGATTACATTGGAGTGTTCACCCTGAAAGAGACCAAGATTGGAGAGATGAACAAGAAACACTATTAGGACCTAAAGGAGCAGCACAAGAATGTGATTGTGATTTCGTTTCTTCTGGGGATAGTGTGATAGACCCACAACTTTTACAATTCTACAAAGATACCTATGTTCAAGACCCAATCGAAAAAGGTGGGTTTGATGGAAATCTTTGGAAGTGGGCATATCCAGATTATAATAAATCATATATAGTTGTTGCCGATGTTGCGAGGGGTGATTCATCGGATTATTCCGCATGCCATGTAATTGATATAGAGGCATCTGAGCAAGTTGCTGAGTATAAGGGTAAATTAGATACAAAAGATTTTGGAAACTTCTTAGTATCTCTTTCTACGGATTACAACAACGCATTGTTGGTAATTGAAAACGCAAACATTGGTTGGGCTTGTATTCAACAAGTAATTGATAGAAACTATTCTAACCTATATTATACCAACAAAGATTTGAAGTATGTGGATAGTGAGAATCAATTCTCAAACAAATACCGAGCGCAAGATAGAAATCAAGTAGCCGGTTTCTCAACTACCTCTCGAACTAGACCTTTGATTATTTCAAAGTTGGAAGAGTATATCAGAGATAAATCAATCACAATCCGTTCAGTACGAACTATCGATGAATTGTTTACATTTATTTGGAATAATGGTAGAGCAGAAGCGATGAGAGGTTATAATGATGATTTAACTATGAGTTTAGCTATTTCACTTTGGGTAAGGGATACTGCTCTTAGATTAAGACAAGAAGGTGTAGATTTAACCAAAAGAGCTATTGATGGTATTTCTACTTATACTTATAATGGGGTATATGGTGGAACTAACAACGATGATAATCCTTGGCAAATGGAATTCGGAGATGGATTCGAAGATTTGACAAAATGGTTATAAATTATCTTTGTTATATTTATATAGTATAAGTTTAATTATAGGATTTTAAATGGAGAATTACTCAGAGGAACTTTATAACGAATTCAAATTAGGATTGGATGAAAACATCGAAGAATATGATGTTGAAAACTGTGAAGATTTGAAAGAGTTTATCCACTTTCTAAAAAATATGAAAGAGGAACTTACTGAAGCTGAATATCAAGGTAGAAAGGTAAAACTTAATAAACCAATGGATGGTGATGTAAAGAAGTTCAAAGTGTATGTAAAAAATCCAAAGGGAAATGTTGTAAAAGTAAACTTTGGACATGGTGGTTCATCTGCTAAAAAAGCTGGTGAAAAAACTATGAGGATTAAGAAAGATAATCCAGAAAGAAAAAAAGCATTTAGAGCAAGACACAATTGTGATTCACCTGGCCCAAGACACAAAGCTAGGTATTGGAGTTGTAAAGCTTGGTAATAAATTAGGATAATTCAATAATTTTTCGTATCTTAGATAGATTATAAGATAAAGTAAATAGAATGGCAGAAGAACAAAATAGTTCATTTTTTAATCGATTAACGAAACTCTTTTCTACCCAAGCAATCGTAACGGTTGATAAGGAAGGAAAAAGAAAAGTTGTTGATGTAGATGATAGACAGCAAGGTGGTACTAACTTAATGAATTTAAGGGATAGGTACACCAAACTACAAAGGTCTTTTTATGGGGACCAGATGGCAGCTCAATCAATGGCTTATCATCAAGTTCGTAGAGAATTATTCAGAGATTACGATGCTATGGATAATGACCCAATCATCTCATCGGCATTAGATATTTACGCAGATGAGTGTACTCTTAAAAACGAATTCGGTGAAGTAGTACAAATCAAAACACAAAACGAAAAAGTAAAGGAAGTATTAGAAAACCTTTTCTATGATATTCTTAACATAGAGTTCAACCTTTGGTCTTGGACTCGTAATATGGTTAAGTATGGTGATTTCTTCTTAGTACAAGAAATCCAAGAAGGAGTGGGTATTATAAATGTAAAACCACTTCCAGTTTATGAAACTGAAAGATTGGAGAATACCGACCCAAACAACGCAAACTATGTTAAGTTTAATGTAAACCATGACCCAAATGGGAAAGGTGAATATGAGAACTATGAAGTAGTACACTTTAGATTATTATCAGATACCAACTTCTTACCTTATGGAAAGGCAATGATTGAAAATGGTAGAAGAATTTGGAAGCAAGTTTCTTTGATGGAAGATGCTATGTTGATTCATAGAATTATGAGAGCACCTGATAAGAGAGTTTTCAAAATTGATATTGGTAATATCCCACCACAAGAAGTTGATAATTATATGCAGAAGATTATCAACAAAATGAAGAAAACTCCATTTGTAGATAAAAAGACTGGTGATTACAACTTAAAGTATAATATCCAAAACCTAACTGAAGATTTCTTCTTACCTGTTAGGGGTGGTGATAGTGGTACTGAAATTGATTCATTGGGTGGATTAGAGTACACCGCAATTGATGATATTGATTACTTAAAGAATAAACTATTTGCAGCACTTAAAATTCCAAAAGCATATTTGGGATATGATGAGAATGTAAATGGTAAAGCAACTCTTGCTGCAGAGGATGTGAGATTTGCAAGAACAATCGAGAGAATTCAAAGAACTCTTATATCGGAACTTACTAAGATTGCAGTAACACATTTAGCAGCACAAGGTTTCGAAGGTAAGGAAATGGTTGATTTTGAATTGGATTTGGTAAACCCATCTACAATCTATGAGCAAGAGAAAGTAAACCTTTGGAGTGAAAAAGTAAGATTAGTTTCTGATATTACTCAGTTGAATATGATTTCAAAGGAATGGGCTTATAAGAATATCTTTAATATGAGTACTGATGAAATTGATTATCAGAAAACTCAAATGATTAATGACTTGAAAGATAGATTCAGATATCGTTCTATTGAAGATGAAGGTAATGACCCAGCAATGGAAAGTGAACCAACTGATGTAGAAGATGAGTTGGAAGAAATTAAATCATCTTTAAAGGATAAAGGTGGTAGACCAAGGGAGGGAAATACTTATGGTAAGGATAAACACCCATATGGTAGAGACCCGTTAGGAGCAAAGGAGAATCACAAAGCATTGAAAAAAACCGAAGGTAAAGTTACTAAAAAGGCAGGTAAATTTGCTAAGGAATATGTTAATGGAGTATCCGCAAAACGAAAGTTAATGAGTGAAGGCGGAGACTTTTTAGATGATTCAAATTTGATTGATGAATAAAAATTTAGGAAATCAAAAATAACTTATATTTATATACAACGTAAAGTATCGTATATTGATATATTATTATAGGATAAAAATATAATGAAGAGGGTAAAACATTCAAAATTTAAGAATACTGGGATTCTATTCGAACTTCTCGTAAGACAAATTACGTTAGAAGTTCTTAATGGTGATACCACAGAGAAAGCAAAGAAAATTGTGGCTGAGTTTTTCAGTCCAAAAACCGAGCTTAATAAGGAGTTAAGATTGTACGAACTTTTAACTAAGGAAAAGTACAATTCAGAATCAAGAGCTGATAAGTTTATTGATACTGTAAATGAAGCTCATAGTAGAATCAATCAGAAACAACTTCAATCGGAGAAGTATAATCTTATCAAAAAGATTAACGAATCATTCAATATGGATGAATTCTTATCTTCACCAATTACCAACTATAAGGTATTGGCATCTATCTATAAGGTTTTTGAATCTAAGAGATATGAAAACTACGATGTAAAGGATGTATTTAACTCAAAGATTACCCTAATTGAGAACATAACATCAAAACCTGCTGCGATTACCGAATCTAAAAAAGATAAAGTAATTGAGGCTTACAAACAACAAGATAAAGATTTACGATTACTTACTTATAAAACATTAGTTGAGACCTTTAACAAAAAGTATTCAAACTTAAACGAAGCTCAAAAGAGGTTGTTGAAAGAATACATCAATAACTTAACTAACACAACGGGATTCAAATCATATATTGAAAACGAAATCCCTTCTATCGTAAAAGAACTAAAATCTATCGAATCTCAGATTGGTGATAAAGTAACTAAAATTAAACTTAGTGAAACTATCTCTCAGTTAGCTAGTACAAAGATTGGAAGAAAAGTTTCAGATAATCAAGTTTCATCACTAATGATGTCTTACGAACTAATCAAAGAATTAAAGAGTAAAGTTAATGAGTAATCTAAGAAAGCTAATTGAGGATTTAATAGAAGAAATCCAAAATGAAGAAATGGATATTGAGGAAGTAACCACCACTGGTGATATAGCTGGATACAATACTCCTAACGCTTTTAAGTCTACGGATGGTACTGATGAAGATGATGAATCGGATGATGATTATATTGATGCCATTAACAAAGCAACTGGTTACAAAAGAGTTGATGAAAATCGTTGGCATGAATTAAGGAAATCCGAAGGTACTCCTAAGCAAAAAATCGGAGTTGGTATTAGCAGTATCAACAAACAACTTTCTGAAATGGAAACGTTTCTAAAGTGGTATGGTAAGATTAAGAAAGAGAGTGGTATGAAAACTGAGGACCAATGGAAACGAACACAAAAGCATCTCTATAAAATTAGAGAGAGGTTAAATAGAATTTCAACATCAATATCAGAATTATAAAATATAATTGGCAATTATGAATATTACCAGAGAAACTATCAAAGAAACTATAAAAACAGTAATGGCTGAGGAAGCTGATTACAAAGCATTTTTCAAAAAGGCATTAGAAAAAGCTGGAAAATCTATCCCATCTATGAGTGATGAAGAAAAGAAAGAGTTCTTCAACAAAATTGATGCGGCTTGGAACGCTAAGGGTGAAAAGAATGAAGCTCTTAAAGGAGACCAACATGAATTGGATGTTGATGGTGATGGTGATATTGAAGCTGATGATTTAGCAGATTTAAGAGCTGGTAAGAAGATAAACAAAGAATCAATAGTAACTGAAGCTGATAACTTCGCTGGATGGATTGCAATTGACCATAGAGGTAAAAAAATTGAAATCAAAAAAGGTGAAGCTAAAGACCTTTACAACGCAAAACTATTGGCAATTAAAAAATTAAAAGTTCCTAAATCAAAAGTAGGAATGTTAGCAATCAAACCAGCCGTAAATGAATCAGCTGGATGTAATTGTGGATGTGGGGGGTGTTCAACGCCTGTAACTGAGGGTAGAGCATTTATCAACGCTGCTAAAAAAGCAAAAGAAGAGGGTAAAACTGAATTTGAGTTTAATGGTAAAACATATCCAGTAACTTTAAAGGAATCAATAGTAACTGAAGCACGTTTAGGAAAAGTTTCTTTATTGAGAAGTGTTGAAAGTGGTGATAGTTCGCATGTTGAGGGAGTAAAGATTTCTCCATCATTGGCATTTGAATTACGAATGTTTTTAGAAAGACCAATGTTAGCTAAAACCAGAACTGGTATCGCTATTAATAACGCACAAATGAAAGATGCAATTGGTATGTTGGCTAAAGTTGGTGTACATAAGAGATTATCTTCTGGGGTGAAGAAAGAGTTTGCAGATTTATTAAAGAAATATAACAAATAAGGATACTATGAAAGGTCTATTGATTGAAACAAATTTGTTTGAAGGAAGGGTGAATGAGGATTCATCTGGTAGAACCTTAGTTAAAGGTGTCCTTCAACGTTCTGGTGCAGAAAACCAAAATGGTAGAGTGTATCCAAAGGCAGTATTAGAAAGAGAAGTAAAAAAATACGAAACTCTTATTAAAGAAAGAAGAGCATTGGGTGAATTAGACCATCCTGATTCTTCGGTTATCAACCTAAAGAATGTATCTCACAATATCAGAGAGATTCATTGGGAAGGAAATGATGTAGTAGGTACAGTTGAAATCTTACCAACTCCATCTGGTAACATATTAAAGGAATTATTAAGAGCTGGTATCCTATTGGGTATTTCATCAAGAGGTATGGGTTCTACCAAACCAATGGAAGGTAACAAGCTTTTAGTTGGTGAAGATTTCGAACTAATAGGTTGGGATTTTGTATCCAATCCATCTACACATGGTGCATTTATGACTCCTATGAACGAATCCGTAGTAAGTAAAATTGGTACTGATGTTTGTGGGGATTTTTGTAAAGCACAAGACTTAATGAGAGAAATTATAACAGAATTAGGATAATGAGTAAGAAAAACTTTGACATATATGATTACGTTCACAACAACAAATTTAGTTTAGAAGTTGAGAACAAACAAGGAACTAAAGTATCCAAAGGATATAATGATATTAGAAAAACTAACATCAATGATGTAAAAATCGTAGATGGTAAGTTTTCTCTCTCGGAATCATTGGATAGTAATAGACCTTTAGCAACTGAGGTTAAAAAGCATTTTTTGGAAATTATTTCAACTTACAAAGGATTCCAAGAAGAAATGAAGAGGCAATCTGATATTGTTGAAACTGCTGAAACTTTAGCTGGAGTTGTAGAAGCAGCAAAAACTTTAACACTTTCTGAAGCTGGTGATTGGTTTGATAAAGTAACCATCAAAAGAAATATGAAAGAGTTGGAAAAAATGGATAATGATTTCAATAAAGTAGCTGCTGAAGCTAGAGCATTGGATGAAAGGTTACACTCACTATATGAGGATATGGGACACATCTTAGGTAGATATTATGAAATATCTGAAATGGATGTGGATACAATGAAACAAAGACTTGGGAAAAAATAATATTATGATAAAGTTAAAAGACTTATTAAACGAAGAGTTTACCGCAATTAGTACTAAAAGTGGTAAGAATGTAGTATTCAAAAACAAAGATAGTAGAGATGCGGCTGTAAAAGCTGGAACTCACGAAGTACCTGAAGATGAGAATGGTGGTGAAGATGAACCTAAAGGTGATAAACCAAATATGTTCTCTAAAGATACCGGTTATGATGCACCTGATACTAAGGAGGAACCTAAATCAGAACCTACTAAAGATTCAACTGGTGATAGGGCTGGTAACTTAGAAGTAAACAAAAAGGTTCGTGCTAAGGCTAAGGAAATGGGTATCACTCCTGCTAAGTTAGGTAAAGATGAATACAAAAAGAAAATGGCTCAAGCTGCAGTTGCTGCATTAACTGATGCTAACTTCCATAGTGAAGCAAGGCAATTAGTTGCAGATTTAGAAGGGAAACCTGAAATGGCTGAGAAACCTGAATACCCAAGTATGAATGACCCTAAGTATGCTGAGAAGATGAAAGTTATCAGAGCTAAATACGATTCTGTATATAGTGAACCAGATAGTGATGCTGAAGATTTAGGAATCTCTGCTGCAAACGAAGCTAGTTGGGATGGTAGAGATGCATTAGATTCAATCGCATTCGATTTAAAGATGAATGGATTTAAAAACTTGGCATCAAAATTACAATCGGTGATTAAAGAAAGTAAATCAACTAAACTAACCGATTTAATCTAAGAACCATGCCTGCACAATCTCAACAACAACAAAAACTATTTGGTTTAGCATTAGCATTCAAAAGAGGAGAAGTTCCTTCTTCGGAAGTTTCGGATGAAATTAAAGCAATCGCTGATAGAATGAGTGAAAAAGAGATTGAAGATTTCGCATCAACAACACATAAAGGATTACCAAAGAAAATGAAAGAACAACTAAGAAACATTGTAAGGGAGATAATGAGAGAACAAGCTATCTCTGAAATGAACGAAGTATCAATCAACGAAGATGAAAATCCTTGTTGGGATGGGTATGAAATGGTAGGAATGAAAATGAAGGATGGTAAAGAAGTTCCGAATTGTGTTCCTAAGAACGAATCAGTAAACGAAGGTAAATTTCAAAAAGATGATTTAGTTTATAATACAAGAACTAAGACTGTTGGTATCGTAAGAATAGGTGATGATAAGTATGGTGAAGTTAAAACTGATGCTGATGGTAATGTAGATGTTGATGAGTTGGAAAAATACAATCCAATTAAATTCAAACATCAAACTAAGGCAAAGGTTGCACCATCTACTGAGAAGGAAGTAAGTAAGCGAGGTTTATTTAATCCATTTAAAAATGAATCGGTAGTAAACGAAGTAGATACTAAAAAGGCAAATTTACTTAGAAAAAATATGCCAGGATATGTTGGACCTAAGTTCGCAAAGAAAGCATCTGATGAAGATTTATTGGCAATGGCTGATTTGAAAGATGAAAAGGCTCAATTATATAATAGATATCTTAAAGATGTAATGAGTAAGATTTCTAAACTTCAAAAGAAGTACAACATAAAAGAATCAGTAAACGAAGGAGCATCAACCGAAGAAAAGAGAATTGTGATGATGGCAATTAAAAAGATTGCTAAGTATCGTAATGTTCCACTTAATGTAGCTCTTATTGATACAATACGTGCAGCTGAAGAGTTAGAACGAACAATTAAAAAATAAAAGAAAAAGGTGGTTTATCCACCTTTTTTTGTGCCCTATATAAAAAAACTAAAGAAAATACTATATATTTTTTAGTGTTTTCTAAATTTTACTATATTTATTCCTACAATAACCCACCTCATGTGGGTTTGATTGGTTTATGAATACTAACTTTTTAATGTTTAGTGACCGAACAACCAATTTACAACTATTCGATATTGGGGTTCTCCAAATAACTTCAGAAAATTTAAAAAAGGTAAAAGTAAAATGGCAAATTCAAAATTGTTAAAAGAAGCAATTGCTGATGCCAAAGCTGTAAGAGAAACTGCTATTGCTAACGCTAAAATCGCATTAGAAGAAGCTTTCACTCCACAACTTCAATCTATCCTATCTAAGAAGCTACAAGCTGAAATGGAAGGTGAAGAAGAAGATGTAATGGATGAAGTTGATTCAAGTGATATTGGTGATGGTGATAACGAAGAACCTTCAGTTGAAGCAAGTGATGCTCACACAGAACTAGGACCTGAATCTGAGGAAGAGACTGCTGAGGTAGGAGATGAATTGGAAGAAGGTGAAGGCTCTATTGAGGACCCAACTAACGCAGATGATGCTGAAATTTCGGAAGAAGAAGAAATGGAATCTGATGAAGAGGAAGTCGAAGAAGGCTACCACGAAGAAGAGGAAATGGAAATGGATGAAGAAATGGAAGATGAAGATGAGTTAGATTTGGAATCTATCATTAGAGAATTGGAAATGGATATGGATTCTGAAGAGGAAATCTCTGAAGAAGAAATGGAAGATGAGGTATCTGATGAAGAAGAAGAAGCTATCGAAGATGAAATGGACTCTCATGAAGAGGAATTTCACGGAGAAGATTCTGAAGAAGAATTAGATGATGAAATCGACTTAGATGAAATTCTAAGAGAGATGGGATACGGAGATGATGAAGAAGAAGTAAACGAAGAGGAAGAAGTTGAAGATAATACTGCTGAATTAGAGGCAGAATTAGCAGAAGCTTTAGATACTGTTAAACAACTTCAATCTACAATCAACGAAGTAAACCTTCTTAACGCAAAATTATTGTACGCTAATAGATTGTTCCGTTCTTATAATTTGAACAACGAACAAAAAACTAAAGTTGTAGAAAACTTAGACAGAACATCATCTGTTAGAGAGGTAAAATTGGTTTACGCTACGTTAGCAGAATCGATGAACTTTACCGGAGCTGAGAAGAAAACTAAAAGAGTAGTATCGGAAGGTGCTTCTAAACCAGTTGCTTCAACTGCACCAACTAAGCAAATCATTTCTGAGAACACAAATGAGTTGGCCGCTAGATTTAAACAATTGGCTAACATTAAATAACTAACATTAAAAAAAGAAAAATAAAATGGCAAATTTTGATTTATCTAAACTAATGGAAGGAAAGAATCCACAAACTGTAATGTTGAACGAAACACGTCAACTTAAAGGTAAGTGGGAAGCTACTGGACTTCTTGAAGGTTTAAATGAAAAAGAGCAAGGCGCAATGTCTGTTCTTTTAGAAAACCAAGCAAAACAATTGCTTGATGAAGCAACTTCAACTGGTACAACTGCTGGTTCAGAAGAGTGGAGTGGTGTTGCACTTCCATTAGTAAGAAGAGTATTCGGTGAGATTGCATCGAAAGAATTCGTTAGTGTACAACCTATGAACTTACCTTCAGGTCTTGTATTCTATTTAGATTTTAAATATGGTGGTACTAACTCTGGTAGAGCTACAACTGAATCTTTATTCGGTGGTTCTGCTAACGCTAAGTTTGGTACAACTGATGCAGCTGAAAGAGGTCTTTACGGAGATGGAAAATTCGGTTACTCAGTAAACTATCAATCTGATACAGTTGCAACAGGTGAGCAAACTTGGGCTACTGCATCTTGGGCAGAAGTAGGATTCGATTCTAACTTATCTGCTTCAGTTGCTGCAGGTCAAATTAAGAAAGTAACTATTGATATTTCAGCAATGGGTGGTGATGCTGCTAACGCTGATTTAGATGCAGTTTCTTCATTCACTGTTGCTGGTGATGATATCGTAGGTGATGTACAATATGGTGCATTTGCTGGTAACGATGGTACTGACCCAGTAATCTTTGTTTCTTCTTCAGCAGAAGTTCCAGGTAACGCAATTACTTTAGGATTCACTGTTGTTCCTGTTGATTACGATAGAGGAGATTTCGAAGACCAAGACCCATTAAAAGGTACTGGTACTGCTGGTATCAATGATGGTACTGACTTACAAATTCCAGAAGTTGATTTAGAATTGAAGTCTGAAGCAATTGTTGCTAAGACAAGAAAACTAAAGGCTGTATGGACTCCTGAGTTAGCGCAAGATTTGAACGCTTACCACTCAATCGATGCTGAAGCTGAATTAACATCTATGTTATCTGATTACATCTCATTAGAGATTGATTTAGAAATCTTAGATATGTTGAAATCAAACGCTTTAACAACTGAGTACTGGTCAGCTACAATCGGTGAAGAGTACAACTCTGCAACTGGTGCATGGTCTGCTGGAACATCTGGTGTTGCTTACCAAAAGAACACTTGGTTCCAAACATTGGGTACTAAATTAAACAAAGTATCTAATAAGATTCACCAATTGACTTTAAGAGGTGGAGCTAACTTCGTAGTTGCTTCTCCTGATGTATGTACTATTTTAGAATCAATCCCTGCATTTACTGTATCGGCTGATAAAGATGCAATGTCTTTCGCTGCTGGTGTAACGCAAGTTGGTTCTATCGCTAATAGATACACTGTGTACAAAAACCCTTACATGACTTCAAACGAAATCTTGTTAGGATTTAGAGGTTCAAACTTCCTAGAAACAGGAGCAGTTTACGCACCTTATGTACCATTAATTATGACTCCATTAGTGTATGACCCTCAAAATTTCACACCGCGTCGCGGGGTAATGACGAGATACGCTAAGAAGATGGTCCGCCCTGAGTACTACGGGAAGATTTATGTTAAAGATTTAGCATCTATCTAATCCGAAGTAATTCAGATTAATAACTAAGGGGGGAAGAAATTCCCCCCTTTTTTATGCTTTTCTATAAAATTCTATATTTATATAAAAATTTAGAATTCTATGGATGTAATTTATAAAATACAATCACCAAACGGAAAAGTATATATTGGAAGAACTAATAATTTTGATGGAAGGATGGCTGAACACAAATGTAATGCATTAACAAAAAACGCAAAGAACTCATTATATCGAGCCATTAGAAAATATGGATGGGATAATATGATTAAAGAAATTATATGTGATGTGGAGCCAGAAAACTCACAAAAAATGGAAGAGCAATTTATCATAGCATATGATTCGGTTCGTAAAGGATACAATGATACATATAATGGTGGTGGTGGTAGTAGATGGGAAGGTAGACGAGATACAAAAGAATATGCTGAGTTTATTGAAAAAATGAAAATAATAAATGGGGGTTCTAATAATGGTATGTATGGTAAATCTCATAAAGAAACCACAACTAAACTTATGAAAGAAAAAGCAAAAGGTAGATTCTCACTACAATGGTACATAGATAGGAATGGAAACGAAGAAGGAACGAGATTATATGAAGAACGAAGGCTGTGGTTAAAGAGTAGGAATCTCAAAAAAGATGAAAACGGAAGATTTTTAAAGGCAAAATAAGTTTCTTCAAATTCTTTATATTTATACACAAATGGATTGGTTCGAATATTACAAATATCATAAAAACGATGGAACGATAAACGAAATCGTTCAGGCATATAACGCATATATATTTCAAAACCAATCACAAGAAGTATTAGAAGAGGCCATACGAAAGTTGGGAACTAATAGAATGATTCTGCAAGAAAACTCCTATGTAATCATTCAAGAGGGTGAGCATGAGTATGGATTATTACAAGAGATATGAGTAAACCAAGAAGAATAACCGAATTACCATTAACTACAAATCCATCAATAAGTGATTTGATACCATTGGCTAGAGAGGGTTCTAATAATCGAGTAACCATAGGTACGATACTTAACAATGGGTTTACCACAACTTTAGGTGATACCACAATAAATGGAGATTTAACAGTAATTGGTACGGAAACTATTGTATCCTCTTCAGTTTTATACGATAGTGGTTCAACCATCTTTGGTGATAGTGTAGATGATAAGCATGATTTTATTGGTGATGTTCGTATAACTGGTTCTCTTTTCGTAAGTGGAACAACGGAGTTGGGTGGTGATATCTATCCACAAACACCACAAGGTGCAAGATTAGGAACACCTGAAAACCCATTTAGAGAAATCTATTTACAATCAGGTTCTATTTCTATTGAATCAGATACACCCGGTGACCCATCCGCAGAAATATCAAATAAAGATGGTAATGTATCCATCACAACGGCAGGTTTCCAAATCGTAAATGACCAGATAGATAAAACTGTATTCAGAACAACACGTGGTGGTAGGGTATTACTTACAACTCGTAATGAAGTCTATGTTACTGGTTCTGCAATGAGTATCATTGGTTCAGATAGTGGTAATGAACATCCCCGTAACTTCAACGGAACACTTCTACACTTAACAAACCAAGAACAAGAATCAGCTCGTATGAGTATTGATTCATTTGGAACTGGTAGTTTAGGGGAAGATAGATATCCACTCATTGCGGGTAGAAGAGGTAGAGGAACTGTTGATTCACCTTCCGCAGTAAAAGATGATGATACCTTATTTAGAATAGCAGTTCAAGGATACGGAGAAACTGATTTTGTTCGTTCTATTGGTAGATTTAACATTTCAGCAAGAGAGGATTTTACCGATTCTGCTGGTGGAACAAAATCTTCTATATGGCTAACTCCTATTGGAAGTACCACTATACAAAAAGTGGTAGAGTTTAATACAGATGAAGTTGAAATCACTGGTTCAGTAGATATTACTGGTGATTATACCCTAAATGGAAACTCATTTTCATCATCACTATTCCAAAGTTCATCTATATCAGGTTCGGTAATAGAGTTTACCAAAGGTGATAACACTACACAACAAGTCCAAATACCAAAAGGTTTAGGATATAGTGGTTTAGGTTGGGCAAGATATGATGATACAACTTATACAACTTCATCTCCATTTAGTATAGATGAAGGTGATACTGAAATATTACCTTGTAATGGTTCTGGTTCAATTGAAACTCATATGCACTCATCAGTACCATTCTTTAATCCAGCCACACAAAAAATCCAAGCAGAAAACGATGGTGATGTATATACTGTTACTATAAATATGACAATGAGGGCATCTTCAAATCCATCCGAAGGAGACCATGTAACCATAGCAATGAGTGGTATTGGAGTTACCCCATACGATAGGGTTCGTAGGGATTTATTCTTCTTTAAAAACAATACGGATTGGCATTATTACCACGAAATATTCCAATATTATAGTGATGCAGATTTTGTAGCAAATGGTAATCAATTTAACCTTACGGCAAGTGGAAACAATATTGAAGTGGCAGATGTAATCATTTTCATTCAAAGAACACAAAACCATTCTCAACACTAAAAACACTATTCTTCTTTTTCTTTATATTTATAGATAAGATATTAAAGAGAGGAATAATAAATGGCAGTAGAATACATATACCCTGGCTCATCATCGTTCTCAGTAGGAGATACTCCATTCGGAACTTACGATACAGATTCGGTTTTCGCATCAGAAGCTCCTAAGATTGCACAATGGACTGCAAAAAGATTAGGATATCCTATACAAAATGTAGAATTGGTTGATGAAAGCTTATACGCTTGTTTTGAGGAAGCAGTTTCTGAGTATTCTGCTCAAGTAAATCAATTCAATATTAGAAATAATTTGGATACCTTAAAGGGTAACCCAACTGGTTCTAATTATACTGGTAAATTGGTTCAAGGTACAAACTTACCTGAACTTATTGGTATTTCTGATGCCTATGGTACTTTAGCAGGTGTTGGTGGTAAAACGGATGTTAAGAAGAGTTCAATTGATTTAATATCGGGACAACAAACATATGATTTAAATACTTTATTTGCTGATGTGAGTGAAAGTGGTAATCGTATAGATGTGGTAACAGTATTCCATGAAGCAACTCCTGCTGTAAATAGATTCTTTGACCCTTATTCGGTAAGTGGACAAGGTACCTTAAACTTAATTGATGAGTTTGGATTTGGTTCATTCTCACCAGCAGCACAATTTATGTTGATGCCAATCTTCGAAGATATGTTGAGAATTCAAGCTATTGAATTCAATGACCAATTCAGAAAATCAGCACACTCATTTAATATAACAAATAATAAACTTCAAATATTCCCAATCCCAACTACAAATGGTAAGTTGTGGTTTGAATATTTTGTAAGAGATGAATTTATTCAAAACTCAACAAACGTAACATCAGATGTGGTATCTGATTATTCAAATATTGGATATGATTTTATACCATATTCTACAATTAACGCAGTTGGTAAGCAATGGATTCGAAAATACACACTTGCTCTTGCTAAAGAACTATTAGGAGCAATCAGAGAAAAATATAGTTCAGTACCTATTCCTGGTTCGGAGATATCGTTAGATGGAGCCGCTTTGAGGTCCGAAGCGCAAACTGAAAAAGATGCTTTGATTGAACAACTGAGAGAAAACTTAGAAGAGTTAAGTAGAAAGAATCAGTTTGAAATTCGAAACAACGAAGCTAATTATCATCAAGAGATGTTAAGAAAAGTTCCATTAAACATATACACCGGATAAGAAATAGAATATGCCAAGATTTGCATTAGATAGAGATATAAAATTTTTTGAATCACTTTCAAAGGAGTTAGTAGATGCCGTAATTGAAACAACTGTGGTACTATTTAAACTTGCAATTGAGGATGTGAAAACAAACATCTATGGTGAATCCTTAAACAAATCATATTATCAAGGTACGGAATGTACCGCAGTAATTGAAAGAGATGATACTTCAGTAAATTACGAAGGATTTGGTGCTGATAACGGAC